ATGAGATTTTTGAAAGCCATGCAGACTTCTGATCGGGGGAATTTGCAGATACAGATTACTTCGTCTATTGATTCTTTTCCTGTTCCAGATGCGTCAATCCGTATTTCCTATACAGGTATTCCTGAAAACACACTGGAAGAACTGACAACCGATAGCTCCGGACAAAGTGAAACCATTGAGCTTGACGCACCGCCTGTGGAGTATAGCCTGGATGTAACAAATGAAGAACAGCCATATGCGGAATATACCCTGGAAGTAAACGCTCCGGGATTCGAGCCGGTCAACATCGCAGGAACGGAAATACTGGCCGGTGTGACGGCAATTCAAAAGATTCGTCTGCGTCCACTTGTCACGGAAGACCAGACTCCGGATATCTTTGTGATTCCTGCACATACTCTGTACGGTGTGTATCCGCCGAAAATCCCGGAAAACGAGATCAAGCCGGTAAACGAAACTGGTGAGATTGTGCTAAGCAGAGTTGTCGTGCCGGAATACATTGTTGTTCACAATGGCTCACCACGCGATTCTACCGCACAGAATTATTATGTAAAATATAAAGATTATATCAAAAATGTTGCTTCCAGTGAAATCTATGCAACCTGGCCGGAAAATACGATCCGGGCAAATGTACTGGCAATCATGTCTTTTACGCTGAACCGGGTTTACACCGAATGGTATCGCAATCAAGGCTATGATTTCACAATTACATCTTCTACGGCTTTTGATCACAAATGGATTCCGGAACGAAATGTTTTTGACTCCATTTCTACAGTGGTGGACGAACTGTTTGCAGATTATCTTTCCAGACCGAATGTAAGGCAGCCGATTCTGACACAATACTGTGACGGAAGACAGGTTCAGTGTCCGAACTGGATGACCAAATTGCCACAACCTATAAAGTAGCCGGAAAGCCCGTAAATACGTGGGTTCCCGGCATTATGAGTGGTATAAAAAGAAATGAATTTTCAGAGTATCGGATTCCCGATCGTAAACAATCTTATCTATAATCTGCTTTAAAGCTTCATTTTTCTGGACAAGAGAGTAAGAATCAGAAACCAGAATATCATGGACGGAGCTTACCCGATCCAGCATTTTAGGAGTAGAATCTTCCGGAGTTTTATCCGGTGCATTTTCTTCAAGTTCCGCAAGCTGCTGTTCCAGAGCATCTCTTTCTTTGGCAATCAGAGCTTTGTTTTCTTTATATTCTTCCAGTGTATCAATACCCTCTCTGTATGACGCACGTATCCTGTCCTCTTTACCTTTCAAACTGGCAAGGCGTTCGCTTATAAGGGTACGCTCATTAGAAAGCTCCTGTGGGCGAATTTCGCGCATTTCATAAACAATCGAATTGGAACCAAGAGCTTCTTCTAATGCTTTCAGGACTTCCTTTTCAATCACCAGAGAGCTTACACCGTGTGGTTTATCACATTTTCCTTTGCTGTATCCGTAGCAGGAGAAGTACGCATATTTTTCCCCGTTGGCTCGCTCCATGGTCGTAGCGGTCAGTGTGCGCCCACATACCGGGCATTTCAGCAGTCCGGACAGCCAGTGCTTATATGTAGAAGAGGGGCGCTTTCCAACCGGTTTATAGATCTTTTTCAGGCGTTCCTGGGCGGCATCGAAGAGTTCTTTACTTATAATCGCCTCCTGCATTCCGTCAGCAATGATCCACTCGTCCTGGTTTTTGATCCGGTTGGTGGCGTTTTCCATCCGGTTCCATCGGATCATACCGCAGTAGGATGGATTTTGAATAATATATTCGATACTGCGCCGTTCAAAAGCTTTCCCATGGGACGTTTTCAGTCCGAGAGAGTTCAGATGTCGGGCAATATCAAAGAAACTCATTTTCCCATTTACATATTTATCAAAGATCATACGGACAATCGCAGCTTCTTCCGGAACAATAACCGGAGGCTTACCACGTTCTACAACTTTATAGCCGAGCGGCGGTCTTGCCTGGTATGCACCGCGGGTAGCGTTTTCTTTCATGCCACGGAATACCTCACCGGATAAGCGAATGGAGTAGTATTCGTCCATCCACTCTATGATACGTTCGATCAGAGAGCCGAACGGACCGTCTGCCAGTGGCTCGGAGATACTGATCACATCTACATTATGTTGCTTCTTTAAAAGAGATTTATACACAATGGACTCTTCCTGATTCCGGGCGAACCGGCTGAATTTCCATACCAGGATGCAGTCAACCGGATGATCGGGACCTTTGGCCAGACCAATCATTTCCTGAAATCCGGGACGTTTATCGGCTTTTCTTCCGGAGATACCGAGATCCGTGAAGATCTTCAGGATTACAATATTATTTTTGGCTGCATAATCCCGGAGGAGATGCTCCTGGGAATCCGGAGAGATTTCTTCCTGATCGTGGGTGGATACACGGATATATCCGTATGCATATTTTAGGCTCATTGTATCAGCTCCTTTGTATTTTATGTAAAAAAGGGTACAAAAATAACAGCCAGCAGAAGAACATGAGTTCTGCTTGCGGTGGCTGCCTGAAGATGATACACTATTATTTGGAAATTGGGTATCTCTTCGGAGTACTTAATAGAGAAACATATTGGCGTATGTTTCCATCGCTCGACCGTTCCTGTTGGCGCAGGAGCGGTTTTTATTTATTTTATTGTGGAGGGTTACATACTCCACATGGCTCATGATTTCCTTTGACTTCGGATAAATGTTTTTCTATTTTTGACTGATCTAAGAAACGACAACCATCTCGATGGTATTTTTCGCCTGTATTAGTAATATAAACTATCGGATCATCGTTTTCTTGAGAAACGACTTGCGAATCCGCAGGAACCTGCTCTTGAGATTCTGCCTGGGCAGCAGCTTCTTGAGTAGCTTTTTCTTCTGCAATACGTTTATCCTCAGCTTCCTTTGCGGCAATTGCTGCTTTATCTTCAACCTTTAGTGTTAATTCGTTGCTTTTTATTCCATTGTGTTCGGCGTAAACTTTATAAGATCCAGCTTGGGACGAACTGAAAATAAAGGAATTTTCATCTGTCTTTATTTTGCCACCAGTGATTTTGAAATCTTTTTCGGACACTTCATAATCATACGGATCAGTTGTTATGGATATTACAATATCTTGATTGATATCATAAGCAGCAGTCGTATCTGCTGACAATGTAATTTGTTTTAATTTGGAAGGAGTAGTAACCCCTATAACAGCACAAATAAGGATTAGAGCTGTTATGGTACATTTTACAGGTTTTTTCCAATTGGAATATTTCCACATAAGAAACAGACCAGCTGGGAAAAATAAAATCAATAATGCGATAATCCATCCTGTTTTCTGGTACCATTTTTCATCGTCTCCATTATAATTTGGAGCACTATATTGCGATGAAATTGGTTGCTTTTTAGGTTGCTGGGAATGCGTGCTACTTTTTGTCGATTGGACATAAGAGATGCCGGTTCCTGGTATTCCAATGGAAGCAGTTTTCTTTCCTTTAGAATTAACCGTGTAATGAGCTCCGCGCGCACCAAAAGTCACGCTGGTACTATTCTTGTTCAAATTCAATTTGACTCCTGGAGCTATTTTTATACTTTTTTTAAATCTTAATCCCATAAGTCAATCCCCCTTATGTAAAGTATTTTATTCACTTTATCAATGTACATATTTTTTTGAGTTTTGCAGATAATAAAAACATGAAAATATTATTATTGCAAATTATGAATGAGCGGAATCTGACAATCCGCCAGGTGTCCGTTATGACGGGATTGCCACGTTCTACAATCAGCGATATTATAAGCGGTCGAAGCGATCCACGAATGAATACATTGGAACAGTTGGCAATCGGATTAAAAGTAAAAATTACAGACTTATTTGACTCTCCGTACAAATAAGTGTCCGAGTTCTCGGACAAATTCAAAAATCGCGTTACTTCTCCAGACTTGGATTGTTATTATAGTAGAAAGTATAATAAACAGAACAAATGTTTGCGAAACTCTTGAAAATATGTGCCACAAGATGTAATATAAAAGCAAACATACGTTCGGAAACGCCGAGACTGGAGGGGTATGAAAATGAGTAATGAAGAGTATAAAGAATACATAATTGAAATGATCCAGAAAATCAACAATCCAGAACATCTCAAACGTATATTCAATTATGTACATAAGTTTTTTGTCAGGAGAACGGGCAGGTAAGCCCGTTTTTTATTATGTAAAAATACTCTTCAAATATTCTTTTAATACCTGTCTTTGATCAGCTGAAAGTTCCAGATACTTTTCAATAATTTTCTTATCAATATCATCCAGATTATAATCTTCAGCAATCTCATCAACCACACTTTCAGGAGTGCCAGTGAACATATCACCTTTTCCTTCGGTAAGCCAGAAATAATTTACACGAAATTCTCTGCAAATGGATTTAGCAGTTTGTTCTGTTAAATTGCGCTCATTTTTTTCTAATTTAGAAATTGCTGTGTTGGAAACACCGATACGGCGACCAAATTCTTCTTGACTCATGCCGAGGTCCTTACGCAACTGACGTAAGCGTTCGCTTGTAGACATTTGAAGTCCTCCTTTCTATGTGATTCTGTAATCAGAATACACCTAAAAATCCCCTCTGTCAATATAAATGCAAAAAATATATTGACAAACTAGACAATGGGGAATATTATATAGACACAGGGGAGATACGATTAGACAGAAAGAGGTGAGGATAAATGGTAAATGCAAATTTATATGCAGACACAGTAGAAAAGAAAAAAGATGATGCAAAAGAGTTGGTTGCCATCCTGAATAAGATTCCGGAAGAAAAGAAAGGTGAAGTCATTGGAATTGTAAAAGGATATGCGCTTTGTGCAGAGAATCAGAGAGTGAGGTGATAGGATGCAGGATTTGCTAAAAATAAATTATGAAACAGAAGAACCTACTGTTTCAGCCAGAGAGCTTTATGATCGATTAAATATTAAAAGCAATTTTACAACTTGGTTCAGGCGCATGTGCGAATATGGCTTTGAAGATGGAAAAGACTTTTTTCCAAAAATGGAAGAAAGTACCGGTGGCAGACCTTCCGAGGAATTTGCCATGAAAATTGATATGGCAAAAGAAATCTGCATGCTCCAGCGATCACCGGAAGGCAAACAGATCCGCCAATACTTTATAGATCTGGAGAAAGCTTGGAACACACCGGAACAGGTTTTTGCCAGAGCATTAAAGATGGCAGATAAGACCATCGAAAAGCTGAAGCACAACAATGCACTCCTTCTGGAGGACAATGTCCGGATGAAACCGAAAGAAGTATTCGCGGATGCGGTAGCAACAAGTCAGAGCACAATCCTGATTGCGGATCTTGCAAAGCTCCTGAAGCAGAATGGAGTGGATACTGGTCCGAAGAGACTCTTTGAGTGGCTGCGTGCAAATGGCTATCTGATCCGGAGAAAAGGAACGGATTATAACATGCCAACACAGAAATCGATGGAATTGCAGTTGTTCCAGGTAAAAGAATCCACGGTAAATAATCCGGATGGATCCGTAAGGATCAATAAGACCACGAAAGTTACAGGAAAAGGTCAGCAATATTTCATAAATAAGTTTTTAAAGGAATAAGGCGAGGACAAAGTAAGAGAGACAACCAGAACCGCATGTCTAAGATATGAAAAGAGGTGATTAAATGGAATTGCTGATCAGCATTGTAGTCATAATTCTGTTTATGGCAAAGTGGGGAATAGAAAGAACAAGAACGAAGGCACTGATGTATTTTATTGTTGACAGAGGATACACTCCACCAACCGAACAGGAAATGATGGAGTGTATCAAGATAGTGACACAGAAAACAGTAGAAAAATGGATTAAGGCTTAAATTTAGAGATCTCTTCGGGAAGATATTTGTTTGCAAGAGATGTCGTCACACCTTCGGCAATAGCAGAAACGACCTTAAGACTTGCACCACCGATTTTATTGAAAAGCGATTGAGTATGTTTCCAATTTTCTTCAGTTCGCGTATTGGCAATAAATTCATGACCAAGAGGTTCAAGACAACAATCGAATTGAGTATGTCCCCATGCTTTTGTACCAGAAACATCTGATAAAAGGTTTGCTTTTATACAGTATTGGACATGATATAGGATTTGTTCAGTATCGTATTCGGAAAGATAATCGCTATAGTAATCATATTTGGTATCGTCAAAAGATACAGGATCATAGAGTGTTTCGTATTTTTCTACTGTAAAAAGAATAGCGCGAATGCAGGAAATATCAAGTTTCATTAAGAATCTCCTTTCTTTCAGACTCGGCATGGCAGTGCCTGTAGTTAAAAGTATAGGAGAAAACGTAGGACAAATCAACAAGTACAACCAGCATCGCATAGTTTAAAGAGAGGTGGTGGATTTGCAACATATTTTTATTGCAGAAATTGATGGAAAAGAAATTGACATGGCAGCCATGATGCCGGAGGAAAAGCAAAAGGCAGTCATGGAAATGACCAGAAAGTTTGTAGAGCATTTTGGGTACCAGCAGGAGAAAACCGCGTAAGCGGTACCGGTTGGACAAGCAAAGGAGGGATAAGAGATGTTTTACAAGATCGCAAAGACACTCAGCGTAACGGCAAGTATTATCGGAATCTTGATGATGGCTGGTGCGTGCTCAGTGAAAAGTCAGGAGCTGTTTTACTTATATGCAGCACTTGGAATCACAACACTTACTACCGGAGCATTTGCACTGGAATATTTCCGGATACGGGAATGGCAGTACAGGAAAAGGAAAATAAGGGAGGCGAAGGAACATGCCGGAAGAGAAGCAGCGTAAGAAGCGGATTCGGGTGGAGAAGCTGAATGAGTGGATTGAGACTTTGAAATCAATAGAAAGAGTCAACCGTGATTCCGAGTATTTCAAACAAAATGCAATCCCATATTTGGAACAATATGTAGACAGCTTGAAAGAAGCTGGCAGAAAAACAGTAGTATTGGAGGACAAGCAGTGAAAACGGTAAAAGTAACACCGGATAACATTATTTCAGCAATAGATGTAAACTTTGATGATTTTCGTGATCTGCAGAAAGCAGTAGGCGGGCATTTTGAAATCGTAAGCACGAAAACATTATATGAGACATTCAAGATGCCTGTGATCATGTTAGTGGATGAGGATGGAATAATGAAGCAGAAAGAAGTCAACCGCCTTGGAAGCTATTTTTATGATGCAGACAGGCACGGATGGCCAATCTTAGGAGATATTGTATTTGCAATTGCAGCCGGAGAAGATATTGAAGCACCGGATGATGCGGAAGCTCTGATGGTATTCCTGAAAATGAATTTTTCGTACTTAAAAGAAGAATAAAAAACGCTTGCGAAAAGAAATATCGCAAGCGCCGCAACCATAAAGGTACACGAATAATCTAAGCACTTATAGTGTACCTTTTAGCGGCTGGAAAGTCAAGTATTTACAGGGCGACTGCCCTTTTTAATAACTTGATAAGACTATTAAAGTTATGAGGACACGCTATGAGAATCAGACGAGTGACATACGATTTGGGAAACGTTATAGAGAGACAGGAATATCTGGACGGAAGGTATGGAGCACCGGGAGAGAAGAGAGCCAAGAAGAAGAAAGCCACACCGGAGGAAGTGGAGCAGGTCAACCAATGGACCAGGGAGAGGAAGGCACGTCACAGACTCCGGATGTATTTCAAAGTGAATGATTACTTCTTTACTCTCACATATCCGAAAGAAGAACGTCCGGCGGACATGAAGCAAGCGGTAAAAGATTTTGAAGATTTTTATAAATATTGCAAGAAAGAATACCGGAAACGTGGCGAGGAACTCCGGTGGCTCCGGAATATTGAATGCACGCCGTCTGGCAACTGGCATGTTCATGTAGTTCTGAACCGAATCCAGGATACTGATCTGATCATAGCTGCAGCCTGGAAGCATGGGAAGGTTCGGAATAAGCAGTTGCTATACGAAAAAGGAGAGTTCCGGAAACTCGCCCAGTACATCACAAAAAATGAGAAAACACAGAAAAAATATGTGGAGGACGGTGTTCTGGATCACAAGATCAAAGAAGCGAGTTTTTCAAGATCCAGAAATATGCCGCTTCCGGAACCGGAGACGGATATTCTGTACCGGTGGCAAAAAGAACCGAGACCGAAAAAAGGATACTACATAGTAAAGGACACCTATTTTGAAGGAATCAACAAAGCAACCGGATTTCCATATCGGCATTATGAAATGATCCGGATAAGGAGGACGGAAGATGAAGATAGAACTGTTCACGGAAGTAAACTTCCGGGGACCAACCGCAAAAAACGGAAAGTGCATCGCTCTGGTAGAATGCGAGACTAAGAAAGGACCGGCAGTGAAAGCACAGATCGAGACCGAACAGAAGACGACATACCACCGTATGAGTATGATTGCTATCCTTGTCGGTCTGAGAATGCTCCGACCGTGTGAAGTGACTGCCTACACGCCGGATCAGTTCCTGGTCACAACCATAAACGAAGGAAATATGGACAAATGGAAACGGGAAGAGTGGCGCAGACCACATGGAAAAGAGATCAAGAACAAAGAGCTCTGGCAGGAGCTGTCGGAGCAGATGGAAAAACATCGTGTAAGCTTAGAGTTTTCTGAGTCTACGCGGTATTCCGATAGACTACAGTCTAAAATGCGGGAAAAGGAAGAAAACCATGAAATATAGGCAATGGAAAAAGAATTACAAGAAAAAGTATGGAGCAAATCCTCCGTTCGAGCTGGATAAACGAAAACAACGGCGGTACGCAAGGAAAATGGCGAGGCAGATAAATATAACATTGCCGACAATGATGGAGACGTTAACAAAAGAGATTGACGGATGGATGAAAAGCCTAAAATCAGCACTTATCACGATGTGCGAAAGTATGGCAATAACGCTTAATGATACAGCAGGACATTTAAGAGAAGAAAGGGAGGAAAAAATAAAATGACAACCAGTGGAATAACGAATATCAACGCCAAGCTGATTCACCAGCATCCGGATAACCCACGAAAAGACCTGGGTGATCTGACGGAGCTGAGTGAGTCAATCAAGAAAAAAGGGATCATGCAGAACCTTACGGTCATTCCGGGATACTGGGACGAAAAACGTACACACCATGAAGAAGGATACACGCTGATCATCGGGCACCGCCGGTTCGCCGCCGGAAAAATGGCAGGCGTAACTATGTATCCATGCCGGATCGTAGAGGACATGAGCTATAAAGACCAGGTCGGAACCATGCTGGAAGAGAATATGCAGCGCATCGATCTGACGGTCCTGGAACAGGCGGAAGGCTTCCAGATGATGCTTAACCTTGGAGATACGGAAGAACAGATTGCGGAAAAGACCGGATTCTCCAGAACAACCGTGCGCCGGAGGCTGGAGATTGCGAAGCTTGACCGGGATCTGGTGAAGGAAAAGACGGATGAAGACGGGGTATATCAGCTGAATCTAAAAGATCTTGCTGAACTGTCGAGAATCGAAGATGTTGAAACAAGGAACAGAATATTGAAAGATGCTGCAGACTCAAGACAGATTAAGTGGAAAGTAGAAGCGGAGATTAAAAACAAAGAGAGGGAGAAGAACAAAAAGATTATTGTTGAGCTTCTGGAGGAAGCAGGAATCAAGAAAGCCACAAAGGAGATAGAAAAAAAGAAGTATACGGCAGAGCTGAAAGATGTAAAAACGTTCAGCCTGGATAAAGAACCACCAAAGAGAATCAATATCCGCGGAAAAGAACTGTATTATCTGGATGGTTGGAATGGGATTGATGTAGTGGAAAAACTCCCGAAATCAGAAAAGGTTGAAACGGAATGGGACAGGCAGAGAAAAAAGACAAAGCAGTTGAAAGCTTTACAGAAAAAAATGAATGAAAGAAAAAAAGAATTCATCCGGACAATAGCAGACGGAAAAATCGAACTGTTAAAAGACTTTCAGATGCACATGTATCGGTAAGCGCAGACAGAACAGACCTCGTTACATTAGAAGTAATTAACGGGGAGAAATACATTCTGGTAAAAGCGGACGGAGACATAAATGCAAATGGAATCATTTTAGAGAACCGGGAGGGTGAGAAAGATGAAGAGGAAGACGACTAAACCCGGCAATATGCGGGCGTTCATATACTCGGTAAGCAAGAAAATGCGCAAGGTAAGACTGAAAGGAACAAAAAAATGAAAGTTGGAGACAAAGTACAGTTAAGGCGCAGGATCTCCCAGAAGGGAGGTAAAACCAGACTCGCTACGGAAAAAGTCACGATTCTTGGAATCTATCCGCACCATGTGCAGGTCAGAAACCAGAAAGGGATTGTGAGGAGCTATATAAACTGGGAGTGGCAGCAGTTGACCAGTAAAGAAGGAATGGAAGGCGTGGAATCATGGCGCAGGAAGGGGTAACAATGGATAGATTGACAGAATGGATTGGCGAAGGAGAAGACCGACACGCTATACCAAGAATGGATTTGAGAAAAAACGGACACCAGGCGTGCTGTAATAAGCTGGCAGAATATGAGGATTTAGAAGAGACTGGAATGATCTCGAAATGGATTCCGGTGAAATGGCATGTGATATTGGATGCCGAACGGGAAGAGGAAGGAATCCCGGATGATATAGTCTATTATCTGGACTGCCCGATGCCGGAAGATGGTGAAGAAATAATAGTAACAGACGGAAAAAGGGTATGGACCGATGAGAACAGCATAGATATTGTAGGGCATTACTTGGAAAGTGGAAATGATTGGAAAGATATAAAAGCATGGATGCCACTTCCAAAACCATACAAGAAAGGCGGCAACAATGACTGAAAAAGAAGTATGCCTGATGTGTGAAAACTATTCAGAAGATACGAAATGTGATCAGAAAGATAGCTGCAAACTCATGGCAGTATTAAAAGAAAACCGGGCACTAAAGAAAAAAATAAGCAAGCTGAAACACCAATTGGATGAATCGGAGCTGAAAAGATCATACATGGTAAATCCAAGTGCAATTGGATACCGTAATGATATGGGGTGGTAAAGCAAATGGGACGGAGTATTTATTTCACAGATTTGGAGATTGAAAAGCTGATTGATTATGTATCTAATTCAGTTGAACTGTTGGGAGAAGCAGAAGATACATGGGAGCGGACTGCCGAGGATATGGAAAATGGACTTGGATCGGCAATAAGAAAATTATATAAAGGCAGAAGAGGCGAAAAGATTTATGCAAAATACAAGACGAAAAGAGGGAAAAGCAAGAGATAAAATTTCCGAAATTTTTATTTTTCAATTTCCAAAAGAAGAGGAGGTGTAAGTATGAGTAGAAACAGATCATTAGAAGAGATACAAGAAGACATTAGAACGCTGACAAGAGTACCATCGGAATTCATTCATGCAAAACTGGATGAGCTGGCAGAAGAGATTGGAGAGTTAGCGAAACCAAAGTGGATTCCATGCAGTGAACGGATACCTGAAGAGCCAAAAGAAAATCTGGTGTTTGATGGAAAATGTCTTGAAGTGTATTTGGTAACGACAAAATACGGAAGTAGCGACCAAGACAAAGTATATCCATTTAGGGCTTTTTGGAATGGAATTAATTTCACGGATGGATGGGGAATTTTGGATGTAATAGCATGGATGCCGTTGCCGGAACCGTATAAGGAGGCTGAAGATGAATAATCAACAAGCAATAGATAGATTAGTGAAACATCTTGAATGGGGCTGGACTGAGGAAACAGTAGCTGCTATTGAAATGGGGATACATGCGCTGAAAGAAACTCAGTGGATTCCAATAAGCGAGAGATTGCCGGAAGATGAAAGCTACATACTGGTATCATTTAAAAACTCCACAATGCCAGATATCGCAAGGTACGAAGAAAATGGCGGGGGTGGTACATTCTATCCGGGAGATGATGAAAAACCATATTCAAGTTACGGAATATTTGTAAATGCATGGATGCCGTTGCCGAAGCTGTATAGAGAGGAAGAGTGGTTATGAGATTAATTGATGCGGACAAACTGGTACTTCACTTGAATGATTATGCTTTGCAAGAAGCTCCGTTCGGACGCAATGACGGTAAAAATCAGAAAGAAATCTACGAGACAATAAAAGAGTGCATGAAAGCGGTAGAAGAACAGCCGACAGCGTTTGACGTGGAGAATGTTGTCTCTAACTTAGAGCAGCTAAAGCTTGATGGAGCTTGTGAGGACTGCGGATATTGCGAATGTCTCAATGAGTGCTGGGATGGAGATATGAGTGAAGAACACGCTATAGATATGGCGATTGAAATTGTGAAGCGAGGTGGACTGGATGAAAGTTAAGATCGAAGACTTCTTACTGGCAATGGGAGATTATTGCAGAGAGCATAGTCCTGAAGAGTGTGCTTCTTGCAAAATGAGTGTAGATCATGAAGATCCGGGCGATGGTACAGTTTTTTATGGATGCGCTATGTTTGGATGCGAGTATCCAAAATATGCCAAGATGGTGAAAAAAGAAATTTTGAAGTACATGAAAGAAAGGAAGAAGGAGAAATGAATAGAGAGATTCTTTTTAGAGCGAAGAAAGTAGACGGTGGAGAATGGGTTGAGGGATATGTGGTTCAAAGATATGGTGCATGGTTCATATATGACATTAAAAATGCAGATACGTGCAGACAGAATGGCTATCTCGTTGATTCGGATACGATCTGTCAATACACCGGACTTACAGACAAGAAGGGAAGGAAGATATGGGAGAACGACATTATTAAATACCATTATGGTGATTATTATGCTCCTGTAAAATTTGGTGAATATCAGAGTTGCTTTGACAGTACAACGACTTGCCATGTCGGATTTTATGTAGACTGGGACGAGAAAAGAGATTTTAGAAAAGATCTGGGGTACTGGATAAAAATGGTTGATGCTGAAGTAGTAGGAAATATCCATGACAAGTCAGAACAACAGAAAGATCAAAGAAGCACTATTATTTGCCGCGATTTCATGAAGAAAGGCAGAGAATAATGAGTAACAGATGGATTCCAACAACAGAAAGACTCCCAGATCAACGGGAGTTCATAGAATCATATGTCAGAAGTGAATATGCAGCGGAGTTTCTGGTCACGATCGAGGGAGCTGATAAGGCAACAACGCTGTATTATTCCCAGACAGGTGTCTGGTTCGATGAACAGGGAGAACCGTATAAGGTTGTGGCGTGGATGCCGCTTCCGGAAAGGTATAAAGGATAATGGAAGATAAATATACAAAGATACTTGTATGGATAATTACGACAGTTGCAGTAATTATTGGAATGAAATGGACGGGATCTGCGTGGTGCTTATGGGCGCTGTTCATTCCGGCAATGATAGAGTAGCAGAGAAGGTGATGAAACATTGTATAAAAACCAGGAAGGATATTGTGATCCAACAGCAGGCAAAGCCATCCAAGATGCAAGCCGCATCCCACATCATGTAAAGGAAGCACATAAAGCATTAAAGGATATAGCAAGTCTGCTTGGATTCGAGGTCTTAGTATTAAGAGACAGGAAGACAGGGAGGGTATACCGATGGAAACAGTGAAAGAAGAGAACGAGAAGAAAAAGGAATACCTGAAACAGTACGGCAAAGCATTACGCCAGGAGAAGCGGATCGAGGAAGAGCTGGAACGCTTAAAGCTGGATCGGATGCTTCCGGGAGCACTGGCAGCAGATGGGCTGCCAAAAAGCAGCAACCATTCTGATCTGTCGGATTATATGGCGAAGATTGATGAACTGGAAAGAAAGCTGATCAGGCAGAGGGGAAAGAAAGTCCAGATTCGTACAGAAATCAGAGAGAGGATTGAAGAACTGGATAACGAGAAAGAAAAAGATGTGCTGACGAAACGATACATAGATTGTGAGGGATGGAACAGGATCTGTGATGAAACGGGATACAGATGGACACAGGTACACAGAAATCATTCAGAAGCTTTAAAAAAATTCAAAATGGTATAGAATGGTACACTCGGTCTGTGATATAGTGTATTCAGGTAAAGAGATGAACAGGGCAGCAGTCGAAAGATTGTTGCCTTTTTCTTTGCCATGAATTCCGGAAAGAGGTTTGGCGGTTTACTCTGGAAAGAATTTATTCATACGTCAGTACATTTGTTTGTTGTGATTATTACTTTTTTGAACTCCTTATTACAGATACAGAAACCGTCAGAGGAAAAGATATGAAGGAACAACGGAACCCAAGAAGCGCTAACGGGAATCTGAGAAGAAAACACCGGGCGAGGTTTAAAGCAATAGGTGGAGAATGCGGGATATGTAAAGGCAGGCTTGGCCCCATACATTACAATGAACCAAGCGATAGCAAACATCCGTTGTCTTTTGTTATAGATGAAATCAAACCGGTGTCAAGGTGGCGTGAGTTTGGATATAACTCACGTGAAGCAGCGGCACAGGACTGGAACAACCTGCAACCGGCGCATTACTGTTGCAACGCAGCGAAAAGCAATAAAACGTTGAATGAAATGCAGAGGAGCCAGCAAAAGCCCAAAATGAACGTTACAGATGGGGAATGGTGAGAACTGCAAATAGAGGGTGGGGAGGGTACCCCGCCACGCGGCGGCGGCGACCACCGCTGTCCAGCGCCGATTTACACACAGGGAATTTCTTGAAAGGTGAATTTTGATGGGAAGAGCAAAAAAAATGGCAACAGTAACAAGCGAAGGAAGCCGCTTGGAACGCTTGGAAAATTTGGCACTGATACTCGCAAAACAGATTGATATATGCGCGAAAGATGCTGCTGACGGTCCGAAGACAATGCCTCAGCTCTCCAGACAATACAGAGAAACAATCAAAGAAATTGAAGAAATAAAAGGAATGGAGAAAGACGATGACGAAATCGGAGAAATCCTGTCGGCACGAAAAGCTGATGGGAAGCCAGACACCGTCCGATAGAATTGTTCCGGATTACGCTTATACGGATGGCCCAGATGCGGTGAAAGTGCTTGCGGTCGGGAAATTGATTGTGGATCCGTGGCAGAGTGAAGTGCTGAATGATTGGATGGGGCGTACAGAGGATGATGTTTGGTCAGCGCCGACATGTGGCTTATCTGTTCCAAGACAGAACGGGAAAACACTGGATACTTCCGGGCGGATTGCATCCGGAATGATTCTGTATGCAGAATGGGTTATATACACAGCTCATCTGCAGAAAACTGCAACAGAAACCTTTATGGAATTGCGCGGCTTGTTTGAAAGCAGAGGACTCCGTAAGTATGTAAAAGAAATTAAGGCGGCACTCGGAAGAGAACAGATTATTCTAAAAAATGGTGGAAGAGTAGTATTTGTTGCCAGAACAAGGAATGGTGGTCGAGGACTGCATGGCGACTGTCTTGTGTTTGATGAAGCACAGGAATTGACAAGCGAGCAGCAGGCATCTTTTTTGCCGGCAATATCAGCGTCAAGGAATCCACAAACGATTTATCTTGGAACACCACCGGATGAAAATTGTACCGGCACAGTATTCCGGAAGATAAGAAAACGGGCAACGGAAGGTGAGAGCAAATCCACAGCCTGGACAGAATATTCTGTGAAAGAGATTGGAGATGTTACTGATCGTCAGAGATGGGCGGATTGCAATCCGGCACTGGGGCGAAGAATGACAGAAACAACCATAGCTGCAGAGTGCGAACAGATGGATGCGGACACGTTCGCAAGAGAGCGTCTCGGCTGGTGGTCGCCAATCAACAATGATCAGGACTATGCAATTGATAAGAAGAAATGGGAAGAATGTGCTTCGGAAAAAGAAAAACCGGAAGGGAAAACTGCTTACGGTGTAAAGTTTTCGCTTGACGGTTCGGCGGTAGCATTATGCGGAGCTGTCTGTCCAGAGGTAGGGGAAGCGAGAATTTCACTGATCGAGCTTAAAACAACGGACAGAGGAATCCAGTGGCTTGCGGACTGGCTGAATCAGAGATACAAGATGGCAAGCTGTGTGGTGATTGATGGAAGAAATGGAGTTGACTTCCTGATAGAGAAGATAACACCGGTGTGGAAATATAAGCAGTCAATTGTTCGACCGGCAGCAAAAGAAGTGATAGCAGCGGCGAGTCAGCTATCACAGGAAATCAATGAACAGACTGTAACATGGTATAAATACCAAGAAATACTGAATGAGTCAGCAATTACGTCTGTAAAAAGACCGATTTCCGGTGGCTGGGGATTTGGTGGAGAAAACTCGATCCCGATTGAAGCAGCAGCACTTGCACTCTGGGGATGCAGAACATCGAAACGAAATCCGAACAGAAAGATGAGGATAGGATAATGGAGTTAAATTTTGGAAGAGTAGAAGGATTACCACCGGAAGAACAACAGTGGCTTCAGGAATTGAAATACATATATGATTATCACAGAAGTGCGAATAGGAAAAAGCGCCGTTATTATAACGGAAAAGTCACACTGAATGAAGTGAATCTTGGGATTGCATTGCCAGCAGGTCTTGGAAAACTTGAAATTGGATGTGCCTGGGGAGCAAAAACCGTTGATGTACTTGCGGGAAGATCGATGTTTGATGGGTTTGTTACAGAAAATGGAACGAAGTCAGAAGATATGGATCAGATTATGAAAAGGAATCATTTGATAGCGGAATACAATAAAGCGGTCAAAGAAGAACTGAAATACGGTTGTGCATTTGCGGCGGTATCCGGAGAGGAAGATGATGCAAGAGTGCGGTTTTATTCTCCGCATTGTGCTGCAGCTTCGTGGAATGCACACGAAGGACGCATCCGATATGGATTTGCCTTTGAAGATGCGCGAAGAGACGAGTCGGATGTTACATGGTCTCCGGAACACGTAAATTTCTATACAGACACAGACATCTGGGAACTGGATCGGATTGGAGGTACATGGTATGCTACGCAGAATCCCCATGATTTCGGAGAACCCCTTATGGTGGCTCTGATCTGGGACGCAACAAACGATAAACCATTTGGTCAGTCAAGGCTAAAAGAGCCGATCCGCAGGCTAATCCAGGGATATGTAAGAACAGTCGCAAATGCAACGATTGGACTGGAATTTGCAACTTCTCCACAGAAGTATCTGCTCGGGGTGTCAGATGAACAATATGATATGCTGATTGATAATAAATTCAAACAGTATGTTGGAAGTATTCTCTACAGTACAAACAATCCGGAGACTGGGGAAAAGCCGAATTTCGGGCAACTTTCGCAGGGAAATATTGAACCACATGTTCAGATGCTCCGGATGCTTGCTACACAGTATTCAGCGGCAACGGGATTGGCGGTTACGGATGTTGGTGTGATAAATGATGCAAATCCGACTTCCAGTGAAGCAATTATTGCACAGTCACAGACCTTGATCCTTATGGCAGAACAGTTGAATAAATCAAATGGTGATGCATTGTATCGGATTGGACGGATGGCACTTGCAATTGAACTTGGAACGATTCCGGATGAGCTTCCGGAAGAAACACATGAGCTGATTGCACATTTTAAGAATCCGGCAATGCCAAGCGTGGCATCTACTACAGATGCAGCACTCAAAATTGCGACAGCGCGACAAGGATTTGCACAGACAGATATTTTCCTTGAAATGATTGGTTTTGATCAGGCGGATATCCGGCGAATCAGAGCGCAGGAACAGAGAGCAAAAGGAGATGCTATCTTGACGGAGGAATTTGGAAATGCAGATAACGGAGAAGGCGTGGGTGGAATACATAACGAAGATGTCACAGATTAGCCAGAAAGCAGCGGATCTGATGCAGTCCTGGGTTCAAAAGAATGGACTGGAAAATGATAAAGCACTTTTGGACTACGCCTATGCACTGTCACAACACTATGGACAGGCTATCGGTGCATTATCGTGTCAGATGTATGAAGCGACAGCAGCGGCACAGGGAGTAATAGTCCCTACGGCAGAAGTAGCAGATCTCCCGGACTATGGGGAAGTGGCAAAAGCAGTAAAAGGAACAAAAAAGCAGTCTCCGAACAATATTCCTAGAACGCTTGCAAGGCTTGTGAAACAGGTAGGTGCAGATACGACACTGAAAAATGCAGAGCGTGACGGGGCGCAGTTTGCCTGGGTACCACATGGAGATACCTGTGCTTTCTGCATTACGATTGCATCAAGAGGATGGCAGTATATGTCAAAGAAAGCCATGCGGAATGGTCACGCGGAACACATTCATGCGCATTGCGATTGTGAGTATGCGGTCCGGTTTGATGGAAAAAGCACGGTTGCAGGATATGATCCGGATAAGTATCTGGAGGAGTATCAGGCAGCAGGCGGTGACATCAATGCCATGCGCCGGATGAGATACAAAGAGAATAAAGAGGCTATTAATGCGAGGAAGAGAGAACTGTATGCAGAACAAGCTTACCGAAAGGTTAAAAGAGGAAAAGCAGAAGAAATTTCATTGACCAGAGGTGGCAAAGAAGTGGCGGTTTCGGTTAGAAAAGTGGAAAGCTATGATACATCTATGTATATATCAGATCAAGCACAGATAAAGCCAAAAGCATTGAATGCAATTAATCAGAACACAGAAAAGGCCTTGAAAGAATATGGTGTTCCAAGCGAACGGAAGCCAACAATTGTGATTCTGGCAGATGATGAACTAAAAAATGCCCTTGGTTTGTATGATCCGTGTACAAATACAGTATATTATAGTCAGTCAATAGCAAAGCAGGAAATACAGAAATTAGCTGGTGGAAAAGATGCTGTTGAAAGGCATGAAATGTGGCATATGAAACAGGCAGAAGAATTCCGAAAAGCGGGTTGGGAGATTACCAAAGAAAACCGTAGTGAATATCTGAAAGAACTGTGCAAAAAGGCAAAGAAAAATCTTGACGCATTAGGAATTACGCAGGATAATGTAAGTGAAATAAGCGATTATGCATATCAACAATATCAATTAGGACGATATGATGAAACGGAAGCAGAATATATGTTGATTTATAACAGGAGATAGAGAGAATGAAACTCATAAAGTATCCGGATGAGATAGAAAAGTTAATGAAAGTATACGAACCGTATGTCAATCATATTCATGATGGGAAAATTGAAAACGTGCCGGAAGAGGTTAGTGAAGCGTTTGAAAAAGTAAAAGCATGGGCTTGGGAGCAAGAACAGTAACAGAGGGAAATATGGCAAGAGATGATTATTATGTAATTGTTTATAAGATACTGGCGTATCTTTACATAAAATTGAAAACAGGTGAGGAAATAGAGCCAGAAATGCTTATGTATGACGGCTCTTTATTTCAAATTAACCGTAAATACTGGGTATACATCTTTGAAAATCTTTTTAACGACGGATATATCACAGGATTATCCAATATTAGGGTTGGAGAAGGCTATTATCTGAAAGAGCAGTTCTCAGGTTGTCAGATTACGCCGAAAGGGATTGAATACCTCTGTGAAAATTCCCTGGCAGAAAAAGCAAAACAATTTCTGAAGGATATCAAAGAGATTACACCATTTATTTAGCAAGTAGAACCACGTAAAGGCTCATGAATTGGCATCGGAAAAATATAATTATCCGAAGGAAGCGCTGGAATATTATGGTAATCTTAAAAAACATAAAAAAAGTCAGTGATAGTATTTCGACAAATTACTATCCAGAAGGAAAAGAGCCGGCAGGTTTTATGAAAATACGAATTCCGGATGGAGAGATTGTAGAACATGAAAATGCAAGCATGTTTGCAGCACCACACGTGAGGCGAGAACTGAAACGGATTGCGAAGATAGATAATACACCAAAAGAAAAAACGGTAATATGGTATTAAAAGCCACTGATCGGAAACGGTTGGTGGTATTTTTATACTCATTTTTAAGAAAGGACAAGGTGAAAAAATATGATTATCACAGGAATGGCACATTTTGAGAGTGTTGCACAGAAGAAACTTGTTGAATGGTACCACAAGAACAAACCAGAGGCTCAGATCGATCTCGGAAATGTATTCGTAGTATGGTCGTGCAAAACACTTCAGAATTATAAGTGCCTTGCATCAACCACTATCAGCGGAGATGGTATCTATGCCGAATACACCTATAACGGTGACAAGCAGGAACTTTATGAGGATGTATACGGTAAAATAACAAATACATGTCACACAGAAGAATAGGAGGTATAAATCTATGAAGAAATTGTTTATTTCACAGCCAATGAAAGGAAAGTCTGATGAAGATATCCTTGCAGAACGTAAGAAAGCAATCAAGAGCGCAGAAGAGAAGATTGGAGAGCCAGTAGAGGTTATTGATTCTTTCTTCCAGGCAGCTCCGGTGGATGCAAAGCCACTCTGGTTCCTTGGAAAATCTCTGGAACTTTTAGCAGGTGCAGATATCGCATATTTTGCGAAAGGATGGCAAGATGCAAGAGGATGTAGAATCGAGCACACTTGTGCTGTTGAGTATAACATTAATCGAATCGAACCGTAGGAAGGCGGTGATCCAGATATCTCCCTTTAAGGCGCAGGGTTACGCGTCTTATTTTTATGGCAACACGTGCCTTAAACGTGGCAACTAAAAACACTCAAATCAGGAGGGAAACAAGATGGCAGATGACAAAACATTCACTCAGGCAGAAATGGATTCAATCATAGAGGGACGCCTTGCGAGAGAAAGACAGAAATATGCAGATTATGATGACCTGAAAGAAAAGGCAAGTAAGTACGATGAGTACCAGGCGCAGAATAAAACGGAACTTCAGAAGGAAAAAGAAAAGTCCGATGCTCTTCAGGCAAAATTAAGCGCACTTGAAAAGAAAGACACTGTAAGACAGGTAAGAGAAAAAACAGCAAAAGACACTGGTGTACCGGTAGAATTACTGACAGGGGAAGATGAGGAAACCTGTAAAAAACAGGCAGAAGCGATTATGAAATTTGCGAAGCCAAAGAGTTATCCGGGAACTAAGGGAAACAGGAAAAAGACAACAGAGTATAACACAACGGATGATGCAATGAGAGAATTTGCACATCAAATTTTTGGTAAAGGAGAATAAAGAATATGGCAGCACTTATTAGCTCAGATTTTGAAATTCCGGCAGAGATTTCGCAGGGGATTTTTGAAAAAGCACAGAAAGGATCTACTCTGGCGCAGTTATCCGGAGCAAGACCGCAGAAATTTGGAAAGCAGCAGGTGTGGGTGCTTACATCGCCACCGAAAGCAGAACTCGTAGGAGAGGCAGGGCAGAAATCGCCAACACCAACTGCATATGCTCATAAAGCAGTAAATCCGTTCAAACTGCAGGTTACCATGAGATTTTCGCAGGAAGTACAGTGGGCAGACGAAGATGTACAGATCGGCGTACTGCAGGATCTGGCGTCAAATGCGTCAATCGCACTGGGAAGAGCATTGGATCTTGTCGGAATTCACAAAATCAATCCGCTTACAGGAACGGTATCAAGCCTTGTAAAAGAAGGGCTGGTTGACACGAAACAGAGTGTGCAGCTTGCAGGCACAAAGTATGATGAAGCAATCGAGGCGGCAGCAGGAATGATCATCTCATCTGGTTATGTACCGAGTGGTATTGCAATGGATCCAACACTTTCCTTTGGCCTTTCCACTATGAGGGATGCGAATGGAAGAAAGATTTATCCGGAAATTGGATTCGGACAGAATCTGACAAATTTTGCCGGAATGACTGCGGCAGTATCTGATACAGTTTCTGCAAAAAATGAAATCACACCGGATACGAAGTTACTTGGAATCGTAGGACAGTTTGATGCGTTCAGATGGGGAGTGCAGAGATCAATTGGCGCTCACTTGATCGAATACGGTGATCCGGATGGACTTGGAGACCTGCAGAGACAGAACCAGATTGCAATCCGTGCAGAAATTGTATACGGAATTGGAATCATGGATCAGGCAGCATTTACAAAGATCGTGAAGGCGGAAGAGTAATATGAAATATTTATACAAACAAACTGGAATTGTAGTGGAGTCTGACGATGTGTTAGACTCCACAATGTTTAAGCCGATTATTGAAGAAAAAACCGAGGATTTGATCGAGGATAGCGAAACAGAAACAGGAGTTGCAGAAGCTGAAAATACAGAAGAACCTGTGGAAGAACTCAAAGAACCGACAGAAGACTCAGAGCTTCCAGATATAGAAGAACCAGTCGAAGCAAAGAAAGAGGCATCAGCTAAGAACACCAGAAAGAGAACACAAACAGCGAAAAAGTAGGTGATACAATGGCATACGCATCAATTGAGGATGTTTGGAAACGAAAAGGAACAGATATTTCGGATACAGATTATGTAACGGCACTCTTGGAGGATGCAGCGATCATCATTGATGCATATAACCACAATGCTACAGACGAGGCAAAGAAATTAGTGTCATGTAATATGGTTATCCGGACACTCGGAAGCAGAGAGGAAGGTGTACCTATTGGAACGACACAGACAACTACGACAGCAATGGTATATTCGCAGACCTGGACAAATGCAAATGGAAGCGGCGAATTGTATCTGACTAAATTGGATAAGAAAATCCTTGGTGTCGGGAATCGAATTGGCTATTTTAATCCATATTCGGATTTGATGCAGGAGGAAGAGGCTAATGATTAAAGGAATACCGGTGAAGCTCTACGAACGAACCGCAAGTGGGACAGATACATTCGGACATCCGATATATACAGAGACACCTGTGACCGTGGAAGACGTGTTGGTTGCTCCGGCATCGACAACAGAAGTGCTGGATATGCTTAATATTACTGGAAAAAAAGCAGTCTACAATATCGCAATTCCAAAAGGAGATACGCACGACTGGCAAGACTGTAGAGTGGATTTTTTTGGCACATCATGGCGAGTAATTGGATTCCCACAGCAAGGAATTGAAGAAAATATTCCAGGAAGATGGAATCAGAGATGGATGGTGGAGCGTTATGGCTAAAACGAAAGTTGAGTTAAATCGATCCGGTGTAAGAGAGTTGATGAAATCAGCAGAGATGCAGGCAATTTTGCTGGAACAGGCAAATCAAATATCATCAGATGCAGAGAAAGAGTCGTATGTGGCGCAAACGAGAGCGATTGTAAAAATAAATGGAGACGACGGCAACAATAGCTTGCTGAAAGCAATGGGTAGAAAAAATGATCGAGGAAAAAGTTAGAGAATATCTGGAAGACAAGCTTGATATTCCGGTAAGGATGGAAGAAGAACCGGGACTTCCGGAGGAATATGTACTGATTGAAAAGACTGGATCTGGCGAAGAAAATCATATTGCATCAGCAACTCTTGCTATCCAGTCTTATTCAGGATCCCTTTATGGGGCGGCATCACTCAATGAAAGAGTGAAAGAAGCAATGGAAAAAATTGTTGAAATGGATGATATCAGTAAGTGCCAGCTTAACAGCGACTACAACTATACGGATACAACAAGGAAGAAATATCGGTATCAGGCTGTATATGATATGGTTCATTTCTGATGAAGGAGGATAAAAATGTCAGATGCTAAAAATGTAAGTACAGGTAAGCCGAAAGTAGGCGGCGCGATTTTTAGAGCACCGCTCGGAACAACATTGCCAACAGATGCAACCACAGCATTAAATGCAGCATTTAAGTCACTTGGATATTGCTCGGAGGATGGACTCACTAATTCTAATAGTCCGGAAACTGACAACAAAAATGCTTGGGGCGGCGACACTGTATTGAATATGCAGACCAGTAAGAAAGATAATTTTAAGTTTACGATGATCGAAGCCTTGAATGTAGAGGTCCTGAAGAGTGTTTACGGAGATGATAATGTTACCGGAACACTTGAGGAAGGGATTACGGTAAAAGTAAATGCAGATGAAGCGGAACAGAATGCGTGGGCTGTGGATATGATTCTGAAAAACGCAGTGAAGCGTATCGTTATTCCGTGTGCAAGCATTACGGAAGTCGGAGACATTGTATATAAGGACGATGATGCGATTGGATACGAGACAACGTTATCGGCAGTACCGGATGCGGATGGACAGACACATTACGAATATATTAAGGGGAATAAGAAATAATGAAGGGAAAAACAAGCAGTGGTTTTGAGTATGAGTTAGATGAAGCGGCGTTGGATGATTATGAACTTCTGGAAGATCTGTGTGAAATGGATGCAGGAAATGTGGCGAAAATGAGTAGCATGCTGAATCGTCTGATTGGTACAGAACAGAAGGAGCGCTTAAAAGAACATTTGCGGACAGAAAATGGAAGGGTTCCAATGTCGAAAATGATGATCGAAATAGAGGAAATTTTCAAAAATGCAAAAGCAGGAAAAAACTCTTAATCCTCGCTCACATGCTTAATTTTGACAAGGATGCACTTTTGTGCGACCTTGCAGAAACATATCATATTTATGACTATAAGTCGTTACCGTGCAGAATGGTAGCGACTTTTTCTTGTGGGTTGAGGGAAAATTCAAGAATCAAAATGAAAATGGCAGGGATAGATCCTATACCGGAACAAATTCTTATGGCAGCTATTGCGGATGGAACACGTATGACCGCCTGGTTACAATCCGAGGATGGAGCGACTGGGAAAAACCGTCCGAAGTCATTGCTTGGAATGATCATAGGTGATGGAACGGAAAAATCCAAAGAAATTCAGACGTTTGATTCTGGAGAAGATTTTGACAGAGAATGGGCGAGATTGACGGGAAAGGAGGGATAAGATGGCTACGGAACTTGCAAAAGCGTATGTGCAGATCATACCATCGGCGGTAGGAATTCAGGGAAGAATTCAAAAAGAAATAGAGCCGGAAGCAGACTCAGCCGGAAGTTCTTTTGGTGGGAAAATGGTTGGCATGATCAAAAAGGTTATTGCCGCAGCAGCAATCGGGAAAGCTCTGTCGGCGAGCATCAGTGAAGGTGCAGCACTCGAACAAAGTCTTGGTGGAATCGAAACATTATTTAAAGATTCTGCCGATAAAGTGAAAGCAAATGCGGCAAAAGCCTACCAGACAGCAGGAATGAGTGCAAATGACTACATGGAACTAACTACAAGCTTTTCAGCGAGCCTTCTTAGTTCCCTTGCTGGCGACACCTCCAAAGCTGCAGATGTGGCAGATATGGCAATGGTAGATATGTCTGATAATGCGAATAAGATGGGAACCAATATGGAAGACATCAAAAATGCATATCAGGGATTCGCCAAACAGAACTATACAATGCTGGACAACCTGAAGCTTGGATATGGTGGTACGAAGTCGGAGATGGAGCGTCTTTTGGCAGATGCACAGAAAATCAGTGGCGTGGAATACAATATTGATAATCTATCAGATGTCTACAGTGCAATTCACGTGATCCAGGGACAGTTGGATATTACCGGAACGACAGCAAAAGAAGCGGCAACGACTATATCTGGATCGTTCAACCAGATGAAAGCAGCGGCTAAAAATGTAATGGGAGAAATTGCTCTGGGAATGGATGTAGGACCGGCACTTAATGAACTGGCGAATACGATCATAACCTTTGCAGTTGGAAATCTGCTTCCGGCAGTATGGAATGTTATATCTGCACTTCCATCAGCAATCGTTACATTTGTAACGGCACTCGGTCCACAACTGTTTGCTGCAGCGTCTGGACTGATTCCGCAAATTGCAAGCGGAATCACAACAGGAATACCGACTCTTTATCAGAGCGCAATGCGGATTATGGATCAGTTTAATATCGGAATCCAGGAGCAACTCCCGATCTTGTTGCAGAATGGTGTGGATTTCATAACAAACATTGTGAATGGAATCTTGCAAAATTTACCGCAAGTAATAACGATGGCGGGCAATATTATTACATATTTTGCCAACACAATTATTTCTATGTTTCCGACTGTTTTGAGTGCAGGTGCATCATTGTTGCTGAAACTTGTAAATGGCATCATAAATAATTTGCCACAGATTGCCCAGGCAGCAGCGACTGCAATCGTGCGTTTTGTAGCGTCAATTGGTCAGAATCTTCCACAGATTCTTCAGAGTGGTATTACGATTATCGCTAAGCTGGCAGCAGGCTTGATACGTGCTATTCCGAATTTGGTTGGACAGATACCGGCAATTATCAGCGCAATTGTGAATGCTTTTACGAGCCAGAACTGGGGAAGTATTGGAATCAATATCATAAGCGGTATCGCATCCGGACTTCGTTCGGCGGCACATATGCTATGGGATGCTGTAAAAGGTGTTCTTGGTGGATTTAAAGAAAATGTTCTGGCATTCTTCGGGATTCACTCACCGTCACGTTGGGGAATGTTTGTTGGAGAGATGATAGACACCGGTATTGCGAATGGACTTACCGGAAACACATCGTTGATCTCTAATGCTGCAGAAGAACTCCAAAAATCACTCAAGAAACCTGTCGGGACAAGCTTGGATTTTGCGGTTTCTGGAAGAAATAGCACTGAAAACGAGAACAATGCGCTCATTGAAAAACTGGAACAGTTGTTGGAGTATTTGAAAACAACATCCAAACGAGGAGAAACTATCGTGATCAATCTGAATGACAGAGAGGTAATGAGAGTATTAAGAGAAATGGGGGTTGTGCTTGAATGATTGAGATCAAATATGTGTGTTCCAATGGAGAGGAATATAATCTGATTGGTGATAAGATGAGAGCAACCTCCGGATATTTCCACGCTTACGAATGGATACCAAATACTACAGAAAAAGAAATGGGAGTGGCGGTAAATTCTTTCACGAAAGAACCGGTGGTGTATGATATTACACTTACGGTGCGAGGGAAAGAATTTGAGAGAAAGCAGTTTCTGAATAAGCTTACCAATGCGTTTGAATATGATGTGGTGAATCTGTCACCTGGAAGGATTTATTATGGAAAATATTACATTGACGGATATATAAAGAAATCGAGCAATGAGGTTTCAGGTGAAAATAATAGCAGAACAGATTGCAAGATAGAAATATACTGTCCGTACCCGTTTTGGTCAATGGAACAGGAACAGAGCTTTTATCCGGATTCGGCAAACAAAGGAGAAGCATACGGATTTTTGGAATATCCGTATGACTATCCATATGATTATTCAAGAAAAAGCGCTGGCACACAGAACTGGTTTATTGATCATTTTCGTGATAATAATTTTGAAATTGTGATATATGGACCATGTGCAGATCCAAGAATCATTATCAATGATTATCCATATCAGATATATGAGACTTTGGAAAATGGAGAATACATTTTGATAAAGAGCAGGGATAAGACGATTACGAAACATCTTGGAAATGGAACGATCCAAAACATTTTTGCGAAAAGAGCAAAAGATAAAAGTGTGTTTTCTTTAATTCCGTCAGGCATGCTGACATTGAACTGGAGTGGCGAATTTGGTTTTGATATCAAAGTGTATAAGGAGAGGAGCGTGCCAGAATGGAGTTAATCTACACAGATCCAAATGGTAAAGAACTTGGATATATCCTAAATGCAAATATTGATATGGAAATCGGAGAGGATGAAAAGAACTCCATAAATGATTTTGAAATTGAATTTAAACGGTCAGGTTGGGATGGAACGATTGAATTTGGAAGCCAACTGTATGTTCCTGATACGGAGTATGGTGGGATTGTACAGGAAATCTCGACAAGTACAAAGGCGAATAGCATTACCACAAAAGGGTATACGTGGCGTGGAATGATGACAAAGAAGATTATTCAGCCTGGAAGTGGACAGGACTATGCAACGGTAGAAGGCGAACTGAATACAATCGTAAAGCAGAAAGTGCAGGAGGCTTTCCCAGGGCTTTTTTACGGCGTGAGTGAAGATACCGGTGTAGAAGTAACGAATTATCAGTTCGATCGGTATTGCACACTTCATGAAGGACTCCGAAAAATGCTGCAGTCTGTTGGATATCGTATGGAAATTAAGTATATCCAGGGCGATAAATACGAAATGGGATACGTGCAGGTAAAAGCAGTTCCTATTGTAGATTATTCATCGGAATATGAATTTTCAAATGATCAGAATATGAACTTCAAAATGGATGATAACAGAAGAGGCGTTAATCATTTGATTTGTCTTGGAAAAGGAGAATTGAAAGATCGCCTGGTAATTCATCTGTATGTTGGCCAGAATGGGGAAATAGGACAGGAGCAGTATTTTAAAGGGACGGATGAAATTGTGGAAATCTACGACAGTTCAGGATCGGAACGAGATGATCTCCTGAAAAATGGGATAAAAAAACTGGAAGAATCAAAGAATAAAACAGAATATGATATGACTATGGAGAAAATCGAAGGAAACATGGATGTTGGAGATGTTGTAGGTGGACGAGATTATCTTACCGGCGCAAGCATGAAGAAACCAATCGGACGTAAGATTTGGACAATTTCAGAGGGTAAAGAAAAAATAGAATATAAATTGGAAGGAGAGTCTTAATGGATATCATCACAGGATATACAGGAAGTCCACATGTTACTGCTGAACAGGACAGAGATGTGAATATTGGAATTTTTGGAGCAGAATCATATGTTTTGCGAACTGGATCACGGTTAAAGGCTGAAGTGTCGTCAAATAATGAAATCAAGGTACGTGATGGAGTTATCATGCATCAAGGGTGTGCTGCATCAATCAAAAAGAATACATATGATTCACTAACGATTGCAAATGGGTCACAGGGAATGAAGAGAGTAGACCTTATCGTGGCACGATACAGCAGGGATCAGAACACAAAAGAAGAATCACTTGTGTTGAAAGTAATTCAAGGAACGCCAAAAGAAAGCGGTCCGGCAGTACCGGGATATACTACAGGAGATATCCAAGCAGGGGATTTGATTGCGGACATGCCGTTGTATCAGGTAACTCTTAATGGACTTAATATTACAGAAGTGAAGCAGCTGTTTGCGACACAGGATTCGATTGCTGAATTAAGTAGCAATTTATTAAATGTAAAAGCAGATTTGACAAAAGCAAATAATAATATTGCAATCATAAACAGTAATCTGATTTCAATCGTAGAACGTGGAACCAAAAATAACTACAATTACACAAAATATTCCAACGGCGACATGGTTATGTGGAGTAAATATACTTGGAATACCAATCTTGCAACCAGTTGGTATAACTGGTATTTTGCTTCTAGTGCTGCGGTTGGTTTTCCAGTAGCATTCAAACAAGCGCCTTTAATTATAGTATCTCCGGCAAAGACTAACGAACTGTATGGTCTTGGAGTTGCCGAAGTGACTACAACCGGGTACAAGCTTACAGCATACAGTCCAAAGCAAGGAATGTGTTATGTACAAGCTGATATGCTTATAATCGGAAAATGGAAATAATTCTAATATGTTCCGATTGCAATATAGTCCATATAAAAAGCTTTATTTGTATATGCTGCAAAATATCCTAATCGAAGTTGGGAGATTCCATTCAAGGTTGTGGTTTTTCCAATAATCATAACCCAATCGTCACTATTTTGAGTTATTGTACAACCTCTTAAAAATTTAAACGGTTTTGGAAATGTTGATTGTTCTATTTTGGTACTTACACCCGTATATCCAGTGCCATTTTTTTGCAATGAGGCATATACGTGAATTGTTCCGGCACATATTTGAATCCTATTTTTAGGGAATCGTATACAAATGCTTTTTGTGGATGAATCTATATAAGTTTCATATAAATTGCTACTTAATTCAGTACGCCAGTTGCTATACTGAAAGCAAAAAAGGAGCAACGTATGGAAGCAAAAATAATGGATGTATTGCGAAGAATGCAGCTGATTCTTGATGAAGTACAGCTGCGGGAGCTAAAAGAAGTGCTACAGATGACATTTACCGGGTGCAGAGTAATCCAGGAAACGGACCTGCAGGTTGTAGACAGGAGCTGGGAAGTGGATCTGGAAGAGTTTCTGATGAGTAAAGCACTGGAAGGAAAAGCATCAAAGACAGTGAAGCAATATCGGTATGAACTGGTTCGGTTACTGACCTATATCAATAAGCCAGTGAAGAACATAGATTCTGGAGATATCTCTGGATTCATGCGGGCTTATAAAATGATCCGCAAGGTAGCAAACCAGACACTAAAGAATGTCCGGGCAGTGTATAGCAGCTTCTTCGGATGGCTGCGAGATCGTGACCGGATTCGGAGAAATCCGATGGTGCTGGTGGAATCTATCAAAGTAGAAAAGAAGATCCGGAAACCATATACTGATGAAGAACGGGAGCGGATGCTGCGTAAATGCAGCAGTCTTCGGGATAAAGCGTTACTAGAATTCCTATATAGCACAGCAGTCAGAGTATCGGAGCTTTCAGAGATTAACAGGGAAGATATCCGGTATGCGAATAAAGAGCTGATTGTATATGGAAAAGGAGCGAAAGAAAGGACGGTGTACATTAATGAACGAACCAACATGTATTTGAAAGAATATCTGGAAAGCAGAAAAGACAATGATCCGGCGCTATTTGTCGGAAGCAAGAAACCGAATAGCCGGCTGACGAAAACAGGAATTGAGGATATCATCCGGCGGATTGGAGAGAAGGCGGGCGTAGAAAATGCGTATCCGCATCGATTCCGGAGAACAGCTCTGACAAATGCACTGAACCGCGGAATGCCTCTGCAGGAGGCTATGATATTTGCTGGACACGCAAAGTCAGAGACAACCATGCGATATTGTACAGTGAATCAGGAAGGTGTACGGTATCATCACTTTAAATATTTAAGCGCATAAGTAAATAAACTTATTTATTTACACTCGGCATTGGTCGGGTGTTTTTGTTATGCGCTTTTATATATGTAACTTTATCAACCAGTAAAAGGAGGGATTCTGAACTAAGTAGCAATTTAACAAAAGCAAATAACATTTTAACCAATATGGAAAGTAATTTAATGGCTATAAATACATATCACATGACACTTAATACTTCTAACGTAAAAACGTCCGATTCATGGATTGAGTGCAATAGAATTGGGAATTTGGTGATGGTCAATGGATGCGTCAAAATCACAAAAGATGTTAACGTATATACTGGTATTAATCTTGCAAGTGGAGCACCTGCTCCATGCTGTGATAAACAGCTTTATACTGGAGCAATAGCACAAGATAATACATATTCCAGTTGCCTTCTTAGTGTTAGTAAGAATGGTGAAATCAATCTCTATGTCAGATGGAAAAAAGCTTTAGCAGGAGATGTTTTTTATTATGAGTTCTGCTATATATGTAAATAGTCATTATTTTATCCGGATTGCTCGGAGTTCAATACTATTTACATTTCTAGGTTGACTGCTCCAAAAAGCAATACCGTATGTGCCAGCAGGAACTTTTTCGATACAGGTACTGGTTAATGTTGGGTAAAAACCGTTACCAAAGTTCATATAAAACGTATTTTGGGTTCGCGTTGAATTTATTCCAGTTATCCCCATCGTAAACGCATCATAGCTTTGACCTTTTGTACATGGAGCTGCTTTTAGTGTAAAGGCATAAGTACCGGCGGGAATGGTCACAGTGGACACGTTATTCACCCAGGTTTCTTTTGTAGAATATGAATAATTATTTTTTACGCCACTCCAGTATTCAGTTCCTATGACATTCAAGCTATTATTTGCTTTTATCAAATCTGCTTTTATATTTGCCAAATTGCTATTTAGTTCAGAATCCCTCTAAAAAGAAGAAAGGGGCAAACAGAAAAATGAAAATCACATTCAATGATGGTCAGGAACTGCAGATCCAGCAGGTCACTGAGCAGACGGATGGCGCACTTCTGATCAAGACCATTTCAGCATCCGAGGAGCAGCTGAAGACTTTATTCTCTGATCAGACAACAACTAAGAGAATGTCTGTGAGCGAACGGGATGCAGATACCGTTGTGTATGAAAACTACACAAAGCTCGATGCAATCGTGAAGTACACGGCAGGCATTCTTGGTGTGTTAATGTACCGGGAAGGAGAAGATCCGGACAGCCGGATAGCAGCTCTGGAGGCACGACTTAAAAAAGCGGAGGAGGAAAATGAAATGCTCAAAGGATGCATTTTGGAAATGTCTGAAATGGTATATCAGTAAAACGATAATTGTATTAACCATTTTATTTTTATTCATATTATTACAAATTTCAGGAGGAAAAGAAATGATGGCAATGTTATGGTCCCAGCAGATTATGTTAGGAAAGAAAACTTATTCACAGGTACCGAGACTTTTAAAGGACAAGGTAAAAGAGGTCCTGATTGATTCCGGAGCAGAAGATCTGGTAACAGAAGAACAGCAGTAGAGGTGAAGCGTAG